ATCGATTATTCTGCCAATTCAGGCAAATCCATTTCAATCAAAATTTCTTTCACTTTCTCCACAATCACTGCTGGAACTTGTTTGATTTTCTTTTTCCCTTTAATGATCAAGGTTGCATAAACTACTGCCATCGTTTCCACCTCCTTTCGAAGAATAAAAAAAGCAAACTTAGTCAGTTGTTTCCTGATCCAAGATTGCTTGTACTTTCTTTCTGAGTTTTGTTGGTACATCTTCAATTTTTTTCATCCCTTTACGAATTAAATCCACGTAAACTTGAATCATTCCATTTTGCCTCCCTCGATTATTTCATACACATCAGCTAACGCCATCTGAGTATCGGTCAACTGCTGAGTATTTTCCTCAACCGTTGTTTTTAGTGTTTGATTTTCTTCTTTTATTCCTGTGGCTATTTCTTCCAAAAGCGCCAATTGTTTAGACACATCTTGTGTAATCACTTCCTCCCATTTTCGCTCCCTTGGATTCCAAAATTGACGATTTAATAGAATATCTGGCAATGGTGGCACAGTGGTATACGGCACACCTTCTGGGAAATCATCTGGCATGTTTTCCCAAACCTTACAACCAACTGGATAAAGATATTCATACATGGTTTTCATAATTCATTCCCCCTAAGCTTTGATTACTTCTTGTATATGGAGCTGGTCGACTCCCCAAGCATTCACAGAATCACTTTTATAATTTGTTCCGGTAACTAAAGTAACTTTATCTCCTACATTAAATTTTCGTACCATGAACCAGCCAACATCATTTCGCCAATTCACCGAACCCGCAACGCCTGCCGCTCGCCATTTGCCACTACCATTTACAGCTATCTCTAGATACGCATAATAATTAGAAGAATTGGTTTGACAAGTAAACTTGCCATTAAATTGTAAGGTACACTCTTTTAAAATCGTCATTGTTTTCAGATCAGATGAAATGGTAAATAGATCATTGTTTCTTGACCGTTCATTATCATATGAGTAAGGTGTCCCCCACTTTAATATCGTTCCGTCTTTGACTTCTACTCCACCCAGTTGACCACCAGTAAGAGTAATCCCAAACGTTTCTTTCGCAATGTTTACGCCTCCTATAGTCGGCGTTTGTTGAAAATCTTTAAAACCGTCGATTGACTCATTTCCTGAAGAATGAACAACCGAAGCGTCACTCGCTAATCTACTCCAAGGATTCCATGCCATAGGGCTTCCAATCATCGTACGTGTATAAAACATACCATTCGATAAAAATTGTTGGATGATTACTCCGACAGATTTAATTACAATAAGGTAGCCATATAATGGTCCATTGACTGGCATATTTTCACCAGTTGATCCAGCACAATAATAAATCCCACTCTCTTGGAGATCATCCCAATTTTCGGTTGTAACCGATTGGTTTTTATATATCATTAGCCCTTTTTCTGTATTGGTTTGGGTAATAAAACGACTATCTGATTCATTTTTTGTATAAGCCCCTACTTGAGAAGCTGTAACCTTGTGCGGATTCATTTGATTATTCACATGTGTTGCAAAATCTGTCTGATCAGTTTTCAATGCTAAATCCTCTTCACTAGCAAAACCCGATTTATTTAAAACAGTTAATGGATTCAATGATACCATTAACTGTACTCCAATATAATCTGTATTGATATTAGATGCGGTCACTCCATTCGAACTATCCGAGTAAGAAAGTATATGAATAAAACCATCCGAATCAATAAAATTACTATCATTAATCTCAGTAGTAAAGTCTGTAAAATCTGCAGCATCACCCTGAATTTTTGTAGTATATGAGTCAGTTGATTCAATAAATACCCCAACTTTTAAATTTTTATTATTGGGAGAACTAGCTTTTGCCCGTGTCGTAACTGAAAAAGAAATAAAATTATCTTTAATAAATTTTACTTTTGCAGAGGCACTCATTCCTTCAAAAATCCGAGGAGCTAATTGTTCAATAGCCTTTACTGTATCGAACTTACTCAATTGTTGAGGAATAACACTTCCTTGGCTAGAACCGACTGAAACACCTTGATCATCACGTCCTACTAACTTATTATAGTTTTCTTGAGTGATTTCAGCCCAGCTTGCCGTCGGTTTTTTTAAACTTGTAGCTGTATAATCCGTATAAACAGAATGTGGATTTACTTCAATATTACCTGCTATTTTTCCAGCTAAATCCATCATTTTTGGGACATTTACTGGGCCGCTAAATAATTGAATGGCATCCGCATTTGTTAACCGTGTACTAAAATCTGCGACCAACCGATTTTGTAAAGTACTTTGTCTGATACCTTGCGTGTCAATACGCGCTTGAACAATTTCTGGATTACTATCTCCAGCTTGAGCAACTAAATCACCAAACTCATTTCTGAGAGAATCAAATTCTTGTTTATTTTGGTTTGCTCTCCCAATCGCTTGATTGGAATTTTCTACTGCTGTTTTTGAGTCAGCAATCGCTTGATCTGCTTTTTTATTTGCTTCGATTCCTGCCGCTTCAGCAATTGTTTTTGCTTCAGTACCGGCATCTGTCGCAATTTTTTTAGCATCATTCGCAGCCGTAGAAGCAGTTTGTTTCGCTTCAGTTCCTGCCGTCTCAGCAATTGTTTTTGCTTCAGCACCAGCATCTGTTGCGATTTTTTTAGCATCTTGAATACCTTTTGCTAAATCAATTTCGAATTGGCCCACTTTGGTAGATGAATTGTTAGCTAAGTCAATTGCTTCATTTATCTTAATACGACCACGATTAAGCGTATCAGTTTCTTGAATATGTTCTACTACCATTATCACTCACCTACCTTATCTTTATAAACAGATTCGATTGTCATTTTCTGTTCAATGCGTTCTCCAAATAAAATAAAAGAACCATCTAAATTATTAGATAGTTCATCATAAATTTCCTGAATAGTTTGATTCACTTCTGCAGTGAATTCTTCACCATTAATTTTTTTCACTTTAACTAGCATTAAAATTGACCCCCTAATTGAGATTGAATGAAGACACGACAAGTGACTTGTGCTTCAATGCGTGCTAATTTGTTTGGTTTAATTTGTATCGTGTGACTTCCGCGCTGTATTTGTCCGCTACTTGTCTTTTTCAAATAATCAACTAAATTCAATCTATTCTGACTTGTTTCGTGATGCGGGATCGTCTTACCATCTACAATAATGTCTACTCTCGAAGCCGAATCACTTGCTTGAAAAATCCCCCATTCAAGCGGATGAGTATGCTCTGGAAGCACAACATTATGTTTATGCGATGGGATTTTTACTGTATGCGTATGATTGGGAATATTAACATTATGTGTATGGCTTGGGATATTGACGCTATGAGCATGACTTGGGATAGAAATATTATGCGTATGCGCCGGTACATTGATTGTAAAATTATGCGTATGATTAGGAATACTTACAGAATGAGTATGATTATCGGCAGCTTCTGCCGTGTATATTGCCCTTGATGAACCTTGTATTTGTAAAAGACTACTACCATATGCCTCATACATTGTTGTCTGAACAGGCCCTGGTTTATTGGTTGGACTAAACATCATATGCCTGTGCGTACCATTAGCACTAGAGGTTTGAGTCGACCCGCCTCCTACACTTGTTGAAGAACCTTGATAAGAACCACCACCAGAACCAGAAGTAGTTACTCCGCCACCGCCAGCTGTAGTAGATTGAACTGAACCTCCACCTGCACTACTCGTCTGACGACTACCACCCCCTGCTGAACTAGTTTGCGTTGACTTTCCACCAGCTTCACTAGTTATCGTTTTAGCTCCGCCGCCTTTTACCGCTTTTGTATAACCTCGATAACGTTTTGTTTTGAAAGTTAATTCGACGGTATTTACATGAAAAACATCATCATCTAAATAAAATTCAATTTCTGCTGGATAAGCAGATTCACAATTATCCTGAAATGAATAGTTCAAAATGTTCGTTGCACCTTGACTGTAAGTTTCATTTATCTGCTGTTTACGACTAAGATCGGACATTGTAGTATTGATATCATCTTTCAAATTTCCTAGTTCCAGTTGGATAGATTGTGGTGCACCAAAAACATCCGATTTACTTTCTTTTTTAATTCTCAAATTAAATGAACCATATTCATTTGTATTGATCATTACGACTGTGCCTTGTCGCAATTTATCGATTTCTAAAGGAGTATCTGTCAATTTGATTAAATCAGCAGCAGAAACCTTCCATGATACTTTGGGAATGGACCATTTTTTTAACATGCTAATCGCATTGTCTTTCAATGCTTGAGCAATCGTAAAACGCTGATCTACCCAAACGTACTCAATCAACCCGTATTTTTTGATTGATTCAGCATCTTCAACGTAAGGAACATTATTATTGACTGATTTGATATTTAATTGATTGACTCCTTCACCAGCGCCTAATGGATATACTCGATTGACTAAATTGTTCGGATCGGTCTCAATTTCAAACCCTTCCATATTGTAGCCTTCTTGTATACGACAAACTGGCTCTGTTGGTGGTTTTATAAGAGATAACTCAAATGGATAAACTTGTGTATTCCATGACCACATATAGTCCTCATCAAAAGCCTTCGGTATAGAAAACAACGCATCAGCCAATCCATTTTCATTTTCCCACGCATAACTGAAATAACGAGTGAACTCACATTTTTTTAGAATCCAATGCTTTGTTTTCTGCTGATTCAGTACATAGTTAATCACATCAGTAGTTGTTCTGTTGACTAACTCATGGTAACCAAAAAGGACACTATCAAGTAGCGTCCCTATGACATGCATTGCAGTATATTTGATAGAATAATTAGTTGGATCTTTTTGGATAGTTGATGGCATAATACGATATAAACCAATGTATTCATTTTCGTTGTCTGTTAATTCTACATACTGCAATGCTTGTATCATAGAATTTTTTGTGTCATAAAGCGGCATTGTAAATTCAATTGATCCAATCTCATTTTCTATTTTTTCATAACTCACATCATGAGCATTCTCTAAGATTGCTGTATACTCACGACTAAGATTCATTGTCATTAACAAGTAATCAGCCTCCTATAAGTAACGGTTTGAATATTTGATAGTCAACTCGAAATCTCCATCTTTTCCAGAAACATATAATGGTTCATTGGGATAAATATAGAAGTCATTCATCGGCCGAATCATTGGTTTTCCATCTTTTACTATATTAAAAGTCTGTGTGTCAACTTCGATAATTGAATTATCAAAATCTCCCAAATCAATAGTATCTTTACGCGTTCTAATTTGAATTCCTCTTCCCATACCTTCAACTACAATGGTTGGTTTAACTTTCAACCCCTCCACTGTAGGATAGATCTCGTAAGGTTGAACATCCTTCCCATCATCCCCCATCAGATACCCCTGGTGCTGCCATGTGATAATATCAGATCCCCAGTAAGCACCACCTTCAAAAACAATTGGCATCAAGACAGCACCCGATCCGGTATTTCCTAATAAATAATTTGATTGAAAAGTAATTGTTTTTGATCCCCACGTTACACTTGTAGCATCTGACTTCGTATATTTGTAAGGATCACCACATATAATGGTAAAACTACCAGTCGCCCAATAATAAGCAGAATTAACTTCATCAATACTTGCTTTGATCCCTTTGAAAATCATTTCGGGTTCATCATTGAACCATATAGAAACCTCATTTTCAGTAAACAATGCAACGTTTAATTTATTGAACTTATCTCTGAACGAAGATGGATCTTCTGCTTTCAAATAGTACTTAATCACTAGTTTTCTTGAAGGAATACGATTATAAATATGACGTTCGCCATCACGAATACCTAGTTGTGCATATTCATTGGTCGTTTCAAAAAGTTCTCGTCCTTCAACATCTAAGGTCTGATAACCTGGAATCAAGTCTTCCAAAAAAGAGCCATTGATATTCATGGCTCTTTTAGGAAGTTTTTTATTGTTGATTGTCATGCAAAGACACCTCGAATCCCTTTGCTGATATTTTTCTTTTGCTGCAATTTGAATAGTTCTTCAGCAATTTTTTCAATATCAGATTCTTCTCGCACGTTGAAAATAGCTCCTTCAAAAAGTCCTCGATTATAAATAGATGTTTCTGTTTGAGGCGATGTTTCACGAGCCATTTTCTTCGTAGCAACATTTTGAGCACTGACTATCGCTGTTGCATTGCTCAATTGTGGATTCCAAGAATCATCGGTGAGTAAACTTGTATCTACCCCATTTGAAATAATGTCTTGTATTTCATCCGCCACTGATGTGACTTTCTTTTTAACATTTGCAAATTGACTAGTCAATCCTTCATTCAAGCCATCCATAATGGCATTCCCAGCAGGAATCAATAATTTCTTATCATAACTAATAGGACCTTTATGTTCCTTAATCCATTCAGCTATTCCACTAACGAAATTCTTCACACTTTCAAAACCAGATTTCAAGCCATCCAAGAAACCATCAATAATAGCACTACCAGCCTGCATCAAAGAATCCGGGACAAATACCCCAATTATTGCGTCAAGTAGGTTTAATGCTGCATTCCGAATATCATCTTGCCTATTTCGGATATTGTCTGCAAATCCATTGATCATAGCAATAGCAGCATCCATCAATCTTCCTTGTGCTTGCACAACTCCACGTACCATTGCATCAACTAAATCCATCGCTGCATTTACGATATCCGGAATTCTGTTGGCAATTCCTTCTAAGAACTTGATAATCAAATTAGCTGCGGCATTGATGATTTGCCCTAAATTATTGGCAATTCCATTAACAAAATTCGCAATCAAGGTAGCAGCTGCACTAATGATATCTGGCATTCGAGCGGCTAACGTATTTGTAAAATTAACCATTAAATTTACCGCAGTGTTGACAATTGTTGGCATATTTTGAGCGATTACTTGAGCGAAATTCAAAATGATATTTAACGCTTGTTGTGATACTTGACTAATATTATTGGCAATTCCTTGCATGAAGGTAAGCAGAAGATTCATTCCAGCTTGTAGTATTTCTGGTAAATGAGAATTGAGTGCAGTCAACCAAGTCACAATCAATACTGCTGTATTTGCAACTAACGAAGGAATTTGAAGTGTGATTCCTTGAAGTAACGCATTGATCAGAGCTGCACCCGCTGCGACTATTTGTAAAGCAGAGGCAGTTAATGCCCCGATAAATGCCACAATAATTGTCGTGGCAGACATAGCTATTGTGGGAATAAGTAGCAACACGGCTCCTGTAAATGCTGTAATCAGTTGTGCTGCTGCTAAAGTTAGCTGCGGTAATCCTTGTGCCAGGCCTGCCATAAAACTGGCAATCACTTTCAATCCTCCGGAAACAATTCCTGGCAACGCTGCTGCGATTGCTGTTAAGATTCCCTCTAGAGCAGTACCAAATGTTGAACCGAGCTTGGGAGCATTTTGCGACATACTTGAAGCTAGTTCTTCAAAGGATTGGGAAATCTGACTCATTCCGCCTTTTATCCCTTTGTTTTGAAATGCATCAGCAATCATACCAACTACTTTCAGAACTAGCCCGGCTGGTCCTAGCAATGCACTAAAAGCCATTTGAAGAATTTTTAAACCAGCTGTTGGTAAATCAACTTTTGATTTTAGGTTTGAAAAAGTATCCCCTAATTCATCGAATCCTTTAAATGAACTCGTAATCTTTTTCCAAATATCCTGAAATGGCTCTAAAGCTGCTCCTAATAAATTTCCGATTCCTTCTTTCACATATGGAATGGCCGCTTTAATAAATGTGACAATCGCTCCAGGAAGAGCCTTTAAAATATTGCCGACCATCGGAATAAAGTTTCCAAAAAGAAAAGTTGAAGTTGTTTCTGCTAATTGATTTAGTGCTGGTTTTATATCTTGCCCAAGCGCCATTTTACCTAAAACATTAGAGAGAGAGGCTTTCATCGCTGCAAAAGATCCACTAAATGTTTCAGCGGCTTCTTTTGCCGTCGTACCAGTAATATCTAGATTTTCTTGAATAGCATGAATCGCATTATAAACATCGCTTAGATTATTTATGTCATATTTAACGCCTGTGAGTTTTTCGGCATCAGATAACAGTCGTTGCATCTCTTCCTTTGTACCGCCATAACCTAGCTTCAAGTTGTCTAACATGGTGTAATTCTGCTTAGCAAATCCTTGATAAGCATTTTGAATATCGCTCATACTTGTACCCATTTTATTGGCGTTATCAGACATGTCAATCATGGCCATATTTGCGACATCAGCGGCTTTCTCAGTATCTCCACCAACCGATTGTAATAGGCTAGCACTAAAGCTAGTCACATTTTCCATATAGGCATTAGCAGACAAGCCAGATGTTTTATAGGCTTCATCTGCATACTTCTTCACTTTATCTGCACTCCCCTTAAACAGTGTTTCAATACCGCCAAGTGATTGCTGGAGATCAGCGCCTTCTGTAAGAGACATTGAGAAAGCTTTGCCAATGGCGGCGGTGGCAATGACACCTTTCACAATGGATACAAACTTACTTCCTAACGTGCTACCAGCACTTATACCAGCTGATGATGCTTCGGGATCAAGTTGGCTTTTAATCGCTCCACTAATTCCTTTGGCTGATGGAATAATTTGTACATATGCTTGCCCTAGTTCTGTTGCCATTGCCCTTCACCTCCATATTCAATCTGTTTAATTAATTCTTTTCTCCTTTGTTCAAAATCCTCGCTAGAATTGAATAAAGATGTATCAGCTTGTTTTGTTTTTCTAGGGCTGAGATCCAATTCATCAGAAACTGCTTTTGGCATATTTTTGCCCTTCTCTGCATCTTTTGTTTTACTCCAGAGCAATAGGCTCAATCGATCATAGATACCCGCTAACAGCATGGTTTCAAAAGAAACTAGTTGATTACTCATTTTCAACTTGATTCTAGAATCCTCTTTTAAACCACAAGAAAAAACAGCCACCATGCATACTGGTAGCTGTTTGTATTCATAAATTTGATAAGTCTCTGCTAAGTCACAAATCAAAGCTTCTTCATCGATTTTAATCATTCTGGCAAGGATAACTAGTTTTTTAATTTAGGGTTATTTAGTACTTCTGAAAATTCTTCAATCATTTTTTGTGTAGGGACGAATCCATCTTCTGTACGCAAATGTTCTTTTAATTTTTCTGTCTGTTTCTTACCAAACAACATTTGTAAAACTTTAGGTAGCTTTGTTGGGTTTTCATCTACTTCTCCAACCGCTTCGATAAATTCATAATTTTCAACTTGTTCTTTTTGTATTTGATAACTAAAACCAGATTTTGTTTTACCTGTAATAATCATTGTTATTCCTCCAATTTTTCTTCTTGTTTAACTGGCACATCTGCTTGATCTAGTTCTTTATCGTCTGCAGTTGCTAGCCAAACTTTTACAGTATCGGTTACTAGTATTTCTTTTCTGTAATATTTAAATTTTGGTCTCTCTTCTTGGGCCATTGGTACAGCATAAATCTTTTCACCATTGACGTATATGCCAACTTTTTTTGCTAATGTCCCTTGATAAGTACCAGTAACCCATGTACTTGTTCCAGGAACATATTCATCCACAGTTAAGATTTTAGCTTCGATAATAGCCGTATACTCTTTTTCTGTGGTTTCTGACTCTACATCATCATATATGGCGCTCAAACCATAAATATGTGTTACGCCATCCTCAATGTCACTAAAAGTCTTCGTAATTTTTCCGTCAACAATATAAGCTGCACCCGAATCAACATGATCTTTGTATGCTTTTGCTGAAGTCGCCCCTGCCGGACAATCAGCCGACACAGTGACTTGTTTTTTATCTGTGTCATACTTGAATGCCAGGTTTTGGGGCACATCAGGGAGTTTTTGTCAATATCACTGGCTCAGACCATGCAGATCCCAAAGCATGTTCGTTTAGATATGCTGCCTTTTCGATATCATTTGCCCCTGTACCTTTTTTATTGAACGTTTGAACATACAGATAAATTTTATCTGTAGAAACCAATGATGGAACATCCTTAGTTTCTAACGTCCATGAGGGTGTTTCTGAATACCCCATCATTGTGGCATCATGTGGATCAGATTCATTGGCATTGCCATAATGAATCACGTAAGCCTGTGCCCCATCCACAGCATTCCAAGATATACTAATTGATCCATCTTCATTTAGTGTACCTTGGACGCCTCCGGGAGCTTTAGGGCGCAGGTGTTGATTTAGGTTTTTGGATATATTCTTTATGAGTATCTCCATTTTCATCTGGCATAGCGGTTAAAGTAGTTTCGTAACCAATTGCGTCCTCATCGGCATAACTGATTTCGCCAATTTCTGAAACTGTCGCATTCGGGATAACAATACGTTTCAAAACACCCGCTTTCAACACCATATCTACAACTAAGCAATGCGCTTCTAATAACGTAGCGTTAGCTTTAATCGTGATCATTGTATCTAGACTACCAGATACATTATTCGGACCATATACTTCTTTCAATACTTCCACGTTTAACGCTTCAATCAACGTATAACCAAAAGTATCAGCTTTTTCACTTTGCACAACGTCGACTGTATCGCCGCCCCAAGCTTTGATTGTGTCTGTTTCGGGTGTATTGTTGTTTGTTAATCCATCTTCTGATATATAACCCAAACTTTTAAAAGCATCGTCTAATTCGGTTACTGCATCAGTCGGCAAAGTTGTTCCTAGTGGTGCCGAATAAATTGCACCACCAATCTTTGGTTTTGCTGTTGATACATTTTCTGTTTTTGACATCTGATTCCCTCCTAATAATGGTTGATATCAAAGACTGCTTGATATCGGTATTCTTTAGTTGTCGTATCGGTAAAATTGTAGTCACTGTTTAATTGAA